GCAAAACACAAAAGTAAAAAGGGCGGGTTAACTGAGGCCGGTCGAAAGTATTACAACGCGAAAACAGGCAGCAACCTGAAACGCCCACAACCCAAAGGCGGCCCTAGGAAAAGATCGTTTTGTGCTCGCATGAGTGGCGTTAAAGGGCCAATGAAGGACAGCAAAGGCCGTCCAACCAGAAAAGCACTTGCCCTGCGCCGTTGGAAATGCTGATGCAGAAAAGTACAAAAAAAATTACAGAAATCGAGATACCTTACACGCCTCGACCCTTGCAGCTCGAGTTGCACAAAATGCTTGATGCGCATCGTTTTAATGTTTTTGCAATACACCGGCGGTTCGGAAAATCTGTTTGCGTTATTAATCATTTATTGCGCGCAGCCATTTTGACAGACAAGCAAAAATGGCGCGGCGCATATATATCGCCCAGTTACAAGCAATCGAAAAATATTGCATGGGATTATCTGAAAACCTTTGCAGCCAAGATACCAAATACGAAATACCACGAGACAGAATTAAGGTGTGATCTGCCTAACGGCTCGAGAATAACCCTGCTTGGAGCGGAAAACCCTTCGAGCCTCAGGGGAATATATCTTGATCATTGCGCGATTGACGAGGTTGCGCAATGTCCACAGAGTTTATTTCCTGAAGTTATCAGGCCAGCTCTGTCGGATAGAAAGGGCTCATGTGTTTTTATAGGAACGCCCTATGGCACATTGAACTATTTTTATGAATTGTGGGAAGCGGCGGGAACGACCAAGGGTTGGAACCGGCATATGTACAAGGCAGATCAAACCGGCATACTGGATGAGGAAGAGCTGGCAGCTGCTCGCAGTTCCATGACGGAGGAGCAGTACAATCAGGAATTTTTGTGCAGCTGGAGTTCATCGGTAACTGGTTCGATCTACGGCAAGGAAATCGGGCAGCTGGAAGATAAGGATTGTATAACGGACGTTCCACACAACCCGCACCAGCTGGTAAATACATACTGGGATATAGGTGTTCATGATTATACATCGATTATTATGGCGCAGATTGGCAAAGGTGGGCAGATCCACGTTATCGACCATATCGAGGATCGGGGGCATGGTTTGCCGCACTACCGGCGATTGCTGGAAGAAACTGGTTACAACTTTGGCGAGCATTACGGGCCGCATGACTTGACAGTGACTGAGTATAACACAGGCCAGAGGCGCATTGACCATGCCTATGAGCTTGGTATCAGGTTCAGGATAGTGCCTAGGATGGCGGTTGAGGATGGTATACATGCGGTACGCATGATGTTGCCAAGGTGTGTATTTGATCGTGTAAAGTGCAAGACATTGCTTGCAAATCTCAAGCACTACCATCGTGCTTATGACGAAAAGTCCAGAGTATTTAAAAACAAGCCGGTGCATGATTTCAGTTCGCACTCAGCTGACGCAGTACGGTATATGGCGACAGCAATAAGTGAAATGCGTGAAGTTTCTGCACCTCCGCAATCGTTTGCGGATAGTTCGTATAATCCATTTGAGGTAAATGTATCATGAGTTTTCTAGCTCCGAAAATGACTCCACCACCTATGCCACCTATCCCGCCGGTTCCACCGGCTGCGCCGATTAGTGCGCCGGATACCAAGGCTGAGGACAAGTTACGGGCAACCATAAAGCGGCGTAAGGGTAGTTCATCTACGTTGATGACATCTGCAACTGGTTTGACAGTAGAGCCTGAAACCTCGGCTATGTCCCTGCTCGGTTCAGCGAAGGAGTATTGAGATGGGTAGTATTTTTAGTCCGGCCCCTGATGTTCCGTCAGCTCCGGCAGTGCAGCCCAAGGCAGCTGTAAGGCCGACCAGTGTTGTGAATGTTGGTGACACCAAGGAAACAGGCACGAAAAAAAGGGTGCGGCGTGGTGTCAATCGCCAGAGAGTTCCGGCAACTGTTATGGGTCAGGAACCAGCTGGCAACACAAAGAAAACGCTCTTAGGACAGTAGTATGTTGATTAAAGAGCCAGACCAGCAAGCCATAGAGTTGCTCAAGCAGCTGGGATATCTTGAGAACTACCGCAAGACTTGGGAAAATCACTGGCAAGAAATCGGCGATTACATAATCCCGCGCAAAGCTGACGTTACGACTAGTCGCACAGCTGGTGACAAGCGCATGGAAAAGATTTTCGATGCGACAGCGATTCATGCAGCCGAGTTGTTGTCGGCTTCTTTGCATGGCATGCTGACCAATCCCAGCTCCAGATGGTTTGATCTTCAGTATCGTGATGATGGCCTAAATATGGAAGACGAGGCGAAAGAGTACCTCGAGGGTCAGGTTGATGTCATGTACAAGGCATACCAGCGATCCAACTTTGCCGAGCAGATTCACGAGCTGTACCATGATCTTGTAACCTTTGGTACAGCTGTAATGTTTATAGAGGATGTTGAAGGTGATATACGTTTTTCTACTCGACATATATCCGAGTGCTATCTTTCCGAGGACGATTTCGGGCGGGTGGACACTGTCTTTCGCCGTTTCAAAATGCCGTTGCGTGCAATGGCTAAAAAATTTGGCAAAGAAGCACTGAGCGAAAAACGTCTGGGTGAGCTCGAGAAAGATCCATACAAGGAGGTCGAGGTTGTGCATGCTGTGATGCCGCGTGATGACAGCATGATCCAGTATGGCAAAAAGGATGCAGTTAACAAGCCTTTCAAGAGTTGTTATGTAGATCCAGACAGCAAGACAATCTTGCGTGAGTCCGGCTTTGACGAGTTTCCATATGTATGCCCGAGGATGTTCAAGGCATCCCATGAGCTGAGTTATGGCAGATCTGTTTCGATGGTGGCATTGCCTGACGTTAAAATGCTGAACGCCATGTCGGAAACTACAATCAAGGCTGCGCAGAAGCAGGTTGATCCACCCCTGATGGTTCCTGACGATGGGTTTATGCTGCCCGTTCGCACCAAGCCTTCCGGCCTGAACTTTTACAGATCAGGTACACGGGATCGTATCGAGCCTTTGCAGATCGGTGCGCAGAACCCGCTCGGGCTGAACATCGAGGAGCAGCGGCGCAACCATATCCGTAGCTGCTTTTATGTTGACCAGCTGATGATGGCGCAGGGGCCACAGAAGACAGCAACCGAGGTTCTGGCATTGACTGAAGAGAAGATGCGCATCCTGAGCCCGTTACTGGGTAGGCTGACAGCCGAGCTGCTTAACCCCATGACAAACAGGGTTTACAATATTTTATCGCGCCGTGGCCTGTTTGCCGAGCCCCCAGAGCAGCTCAGTGGCGGTGATGTTGATGTCGAGTATGTTTCACCGATTGCCAAGGCACAACGCCGATCAGACATTCAGTCGATCATGCAGATGTTTGAGCTGCTCAGTCCGTTGGCTAGTATCAATGCAGGGATCTTCGATCACTTTGATTTTGATGGTTTGATCCGTCATATACTTAAGACACTGGCAATACCTGCAACCATCACCAAGGGTGAAGGGCAGGTTGCCGAGGATCGAGAAAACGCCCAGATGCAACAGCAGCAGCAACAGGAGCTGGCAGAGGTTTCACAGATCAGTGAGGCTATGGGTGCAGCTGCGCCAATGGCAAAGGTCTTACAGAATGATGGTGGCCTAGGTTAGATAAAATGGCAAAAAAGGTTTTGACGACTAAACAGAAATCTACAATGAAAAAACATGCTGCGCATCATACGAAAAAACACATGACGTTAATGCGCAAACAAATGAAAAGTGGTTCGACTTTTACAGCCGCTCACAAAAAGGCAATGAAGAAGGTAGGAAAATAATATAGAAAAAAATTATAACCGTGTTACTGTGGGGTGTTAAAAATTGTTACTTAGAAGCGTCCCGAGTTATGGCTTGGGGCGTTT